CCGCCGCACTTGTACCCACCCAGTAAGCAGGTGAGGTTGCAGGATCGTTGCCAGTGTTAGAGTTTTGGAGAGAGGTATATAAAACACCATCTGTACCGACTGCGTTCTGATCCTCTGCATAAGTCGCTGTGGCTAACCATGCAAAACTTAGCAATACCCAGTACGCTGTCTGAGTAGAGGGGTTCTGGTTTAAATTAGTGCCTTGTAGAGATTGGTACTGTTCACCGTTATAGGTAACCATCGCACCTACTTGGTAGGTGATGCCCTGATTCCATTCTACAGAATAAAGCAAGGTCCAAGAGCCCGTGGTAGTCACAGGATTGTTATTTTGATTTCCGTTAATAAGCGATCGGTAGAATGTTCCATCCGAACCCAGAACCACGTCGGTGGCGCTGTAAATCTTAGTGGCTACCCACTGATCACCGAAATCTGTTGCAGTCTCGCCTACAGGATCTCGGACCGCAATCTGCACGTCGGCATTATCGGCAAGGATGCACTTTGCCACGCCGTCAAAAAAGATGTTTGGCTGGCGACCAGCGGCAGACAGTAGAACGGGATTAGTGTTCGGGATCGAGTTATTAATATCCGCAAAAGTAGTCTTAGGAGTCGTAGTGCCGGACTCGTAAAAGTAAAGCTTACCCTCTACTAAAGGTTCGCCAGCGTTGTCTAGGTACTGGTCAAAATCGCCGAAACGTGCCATCGTAGTTTCCTATAATCTATTTTGAGGGCTCAAAGCTTTTGAGAAGATTTTCCATTGCCTCAAATTGCTTTTCTTGATTAACGCCTCGGAGCTTATTTGCTGTTGCTCGCGCCGTTGCGCTGACGAATTGGCTCGGGCTTGTAGGAGCTGTCGCTACTGCTTCTCCAAACACCCCTGCCAAACTTGTATCAGCCTTAGTTCCGAACACCCTATCCATATCTATTGTAAATGCTGTTTGGCCAATCACGTCGTCATCAAAAGCTAAGCCGTATTTTTCAGAAAGCGTTTCCATGTCATCTAACGACTGCAACAATTTTGTGCGCCTTTGAGTGTTTGAGCTAAGCCCTCTGAGTGTGGTTCCTACCGCTGACCCTGCATACTTGCTATCTAAATCTATACCTCTGCCTACTGCGCCTTTAAATTCATCCATGGCTTCAATAGTTTCAGCATAGGTCGTATTTAGCCTGTCGTATTCTGGAAAACGATTATCTAGTAATTGATCTAGTTCAGCACGAAGCTGTTTTACTACTGATTCAGATTTTCCAGAAAGCCCTTGTTGCACTTTGCCATAGCCGACCTGCTCGTCAATAAATCTTTTAAAGTTATGAACTTCTGCCGCCGTCATATCTCGAGGGCTGGCCATTCTTTCAGCGACTCTGCTTAAAAATCCTTCTAGATCTTTTAGTCCAGTAATCGTAGCTTTACTGAAGTCAAGCGTAAAATCCTTGTTTATCTTGATTCCCATGTCTTCTAGGTTATTCTTGAAATTGTTGACAGGACCGCTAAATTCAACGTAGTCATTCGTCATATTCTTTTTAGCGTAATCGTCTATTTGAGAGCCTGCTTGCGTATTCTTCCTTTTCATTAAATTGTAGCGCTTCATCATAGAGCCGCCTACAACATCAGTGCTTCGCTCTAACAATCTGTAGCGAGTATTTTCACCAGCCTCTTTCAATATTTTAAGAGACTCAAGCATATTTTTTCGATCCGCCGGATTAGTTTCGCGGATCATTGCTATAGTGCCCTCATCAAAACCTTGCTTAATAGCAGCTTGCTGAGCTGGGTTCTTAACCGCTCTAGTCGGCACTGTCGGCTCAGGCAAAGGCCCTCTCTCGCCAACAACAGTGGGCTCTGCGCCTTTAATCTGCTCTAAGCGATAAGGTGCTGTCGTATTCCGTGTAGCTGTAGATTCGCCACCCTCAATATTCTCTCTGGCTACTCTTGCCTTAGTGGGCTCGTAAGTTCGCGCATAGCGACTGGCACTTTGCTTTCCAATGCCACCGACACCAGTAGCGCCAAGAATATTGACGCCTGCTTCAATGTTGCGAGCTGCGCGGGGATTCTCTTGGGAGAATTGGTCCCACTCCTCGGCGCCAGCCCCAAACGCTCTTTTGCCGGCCTGCATCAAAGGCTGATCAAAGAAGATGCCGAGCTGATTCATTACCTCGTCTTCAATAACGTCAGGGGTCATCCTAGACACCCCTTCACCGATGAGACCTACGCCTTTACCTACTAGGTCGCCAAGACTAGCGAAGCCTTGGCCATAAGCCTGCGTTACACCTTCTGAAACAGACTGATCGCCTTTAAGGGTAGATGCGAATATTTCGTTTGCCTTCTGAGCTCTAGTAGATTCGCCGCCGAGAGCATCAAAGCCTGCCTGAGTTGCACCAAGCGCTGCTTGGGCGCCAAGACCGATAGGCTCTCGCCTCTCTGTAGCCACAGGATCTTGAGACTGCCCAGAAACAGCCTCTTTTACTTTGGCATCAATTATCGCGTCATCTGTGCCCAGTGGGAAATATAACTCAGTCCCATCGGCCAGTATTACTTTAATCTCATCCATCAGATTCTGTTTCCTTGGGCATCATACCTTATTACTCTAGGACCTTCCGGAGTAGGATTGGGTTCTGGTTCACCAGCTCCTGCTCCCCCGCCTTGTGTCTCGCCTTGTGTCTCGCCATCTAAACCAGTGTAGAAATTTCTGTTTTGAAATCCTTCCATGGTTGTAAGCGCTCGTTCTCCGCCTTTGCCCATATCGGCGGCATATAGCTCAGCCCTGTCTATATCGAGCTCCATTTCACGAATCATATCTTCTAGCAAAGCCATGTTAGCGGCAGTGCTTTGATCTTCATTCGCCTCGATCGATGCAAGCAAATCGCCTTCACGAGCTGTAAACGCGGCTCCAAATGTCGGCTTTAATTGCTGCAATACATTTTTTCTTAGTATATATGCAAGCCTTGCTTCGTCTGCATCTGTCAGGCCCAGCGCTCTTCTTGCTTTTAAGCCGATTGCTGCAAAACCACCAGTATCTACTCTTTCAAGAATTTTAAGAGCATCTCTTAGCCTGCCAATGTTTCTAGCTTGCCTGATACCGTTTTCAAGAACTTCTTGGCCGAATCCTTCCTCAGCCGTGCCTCGAGCCCTAGCTGTAGCAACGTCGCCCTCGTAAGCAATACCTTCCTTTCTAGCCTCTGTGAGAACACTTTCTTTTTGAGCCTCATCAGTTACTAGCTGCCCATTGGGCCCGTAGACTTCTGGGGCGCCGGTGCGAGTAATTTTAACTACTGTGCCGTTATTATATGTAATTGTCTTCGCTGCGCCCATCTGGCCAGACGCGCCGCCGTAGCGCATAAACTCTTGATAATCCTCATCGCCTTCTTTAAGACCTGCGGCCTGAGCTTGTAGCTGCAAAGAGCGGAATGATGAAGGCGCGTCAGTGCTGCCAGAGATCTGGTTGTAAGCCTTACCAGCGGTAACGGCATTGTTCATCTCAGTCTTCAGACGGTCCTTGGCCTCCATATCGCCAGCCGCTGCCGCTTGCGCGAGCTGCAAGTAGCGCTTTGTATGGCTGGTGTCTACGTTAGGGATCTGGCTGAGTATCTGAAAGCGGTCCTGCATTAAGCCAAGAACACCGCCAACGTCACCTTGATCTAAAAGATTACTGGCCGCAGATGCGTCCGCAAATAAAGTCTGCTTACGTTTCTCTGCCGCCTGCTCATCTTCTAGGCCGCGCTTGCGAGCGAGCTCGTCTTCTTGCATCATCTGTTGACGGAACTGCGGGGCTTCACCGCCTACCGCTGCTCCAAGGCCCATCAGAGCTCTTTCTATGTCGATCGCCATATTGACCTCTATTAATTGGGTAGATTTGCAGCGGCCTGAGCCGCAGGGTTAAACATATAAGGATTCGCCATAGGAGCTGCTGCTATGTTTGTCGCGGCCTGAGTTGGGTTTAGAAAATTTGAAAACCCAGTAGTCTGCGCGGCTGTAAACGTCTGATTAGGATTGGTTGGAGTAAACGTATTTTGCTGCTGATTATTATTAGCATTTTGTACTATACCGTAACCAAGAGCCCCAGCGTTAAGAGCGTTTTGCACTCCACCTTGATAATCAGGCACGTTGATCTGAGCCTGAGGAGTTCCGGAAATTCCTGAAGCTATCCCTTGCTGAATGTTAGACATACCCGCACCGTAACCTTGCTGAGCTCGTGCCTCGTTTAGCGCTGCGCTATTATACTGGTCCATCAGCATATTGCGCTGACCGCCGAGCATAGTTGCTAAGTTGCTTCCTTGGTTGGCGTAGATATCGGCAAGGTTTGACGCTGCGCTGCCATACTGGTCGGCTAGTTGCTGCCCTGCCACTGTTCTACCTGTAGCAAGATTAACCCCAAGATTCCCAATCTGCTGGGCCGCAGGTAATCCGTAAGTTGTTAACTGATTGCTTAACTGATTTCCAAGAGCTTGCTGGCCCTGTAGCTGCTGAGTCCCAAGACCTGTTTGGATGTTGGCCATCGTACCCGCAGCGTTCATTCCTTGGCCAGACAAAGTGTTTAGGTTGCCAATCTGCTGTTGCAGCCCTTGTGAGGCTAGACCCTGCCCGAAGCGTTGTAATTCCTTCTGAACATTACCGCCACCGAGCCCGCCTGTAGCGCCTGCACCGGCTAGGTTAGCCCGCATACCCTGCTCACGCAAGAAAGCCATTTGCGGTGACTCTTGGTACGCCGCATTAAATGCGTCTTGTCCTAGAGCTCCTGACAATGCCATCTGCTGCTGTAGAGCTGCTTCGCCTGCTTGTTGGTAAGGCTGGATAAATCCACTGGCATCCTGAGCTCTCGCTTCTGCCTGCTGAAGCCCTAAGCCGTACTGGTTTGCGAGTTCTTGCCTACCGGTTCGGTTGAGCATATCCAGCAGATCAATCGCGCCGGTTGCCCCACCCTTTAGAGCCATCTCAGAGCCACGGAGGCCCGTAGGGATCTCGCTGCCAGTTTGGTATTGAGTTGTGGCCATCTGTGGCAGGTTGTACGATCTACCAGCCAAGGCGTCAAGATCATTAACACTGCTCGGGGTAGCCGCAGGGGTAGGCGCAGGGGTAGGCGTCGGGGTAGGCGTCGGGGTAGGCGTCGGGGTAGTCGGCACATAAGGTGGCGGTGGCGGTATTGGCCTTACAGGCTCAGGATCTACATTAATTGGAGCCGGTGGAGGCGATATAGGTAAGCCTGCTTGAGCCTCTGCTATCTGGGCAGGATTAAAACCTAGCTCTTGCGTCAGGTTGCGCTCTACGATTTCTTGAGGCGCATTAAAATACTCTGAGACATCGCCAGTGCTTGTCACGCCTTTTCTGATTAAGTCTTGAACTCTTTCTACTTGAGGCGCAGTCAAAGCCCCGCTAGTGTAAACATCAGGGGGAATATCTGTAAGACTTTGAATAATAAGCGCTTTTGGTACGCTAAAGTATTGAGCGACATCATTGACATCAACCTCACCAGAATTCAATAACGCCTTTACGCGGTCCACTGTCTCTACTGAGTAGTCAGTCCCCTTGGGCAGACCGTTTAGTTTTGCAATACTCATGGTTGCTGGCCTCCCGTCATGCCAAGGGCTTTAGCGACTTGTTCAGATGTAATAGATTCCCCCGCAGCACCTGCCGCAGCAGGTTTTAGAGGTCTACCTTCTGCCTTACCGTAATTATCGTAATGCCATTTAGCGTAGCCTTCCGCAGTGCTAAACTGAGGATCGCCTCCCTCAAGAAGCAATGCTTTCTTTGAATTGTAATCAGCAAGAATGTCTGGGTTGGCCGATAGATACCCTTGAGCCGTGTTCGCGTCCCAGTCCATCACTCCGGCGTTTGAGTATTCGATCTGCTCAAATCCCTTAAAATCTAAAGGCTGAGGATTAGTCAAGCCGCCAAGCTGCGAGTAGTCCATAGGGACGCTCTGAGCTTGCAAGTTGCCGTAGTTGATGTTGTCACCAAGGATTGCGGACCGCTGCCCCATGAGGCCGGCGAGAAGCGCCTGTTGCGCCATGTAGTCGCCGGTCTGAGTAGCATCTATCATAGGTCGGAAAGTCTGGCCGGCAAGAGAAAGGTTTTGATTCATTCCTTGCTGGCGGATGTCTTGAGCCGCTTGATAAGCAGGGAGCATGGACTCTGTGGCGCGTTGGCCGTAGTCCTTGATCATGCCAATCTCTTGCGTTCGATTCTTGGCAGACTGCTCAGCCATTTTCTCATTGGCTTTGTTCTGCATATAAGAACCGGCCAAGCTTGCGGCTCCGCCGATTGCTGCACCTATTAATGGAGCTGGCATAATATCTTCCTACTTAATTTATTCAATTTTATCACATTTTGCTGGTTAAACCGCTATCCAGCCCTGTGTTACGTCGCCGCCAATTGACGGTAGCATTTTCCTATATTCTATCGATCCTGTGGTTCCAGCGGAGTTAATGTAAAGGCTGTACTGTCTAGCCTCTACTACGCCCTCTGGCGATCCCACACCCACTATAGGGATGCTTAGGCTTGCGTCTTGAGTGAACTGCCTGAACGGCTGAGCCATGGTCCCATCGCTTTCAACGATAGGCTGGGCTGCGTTAAGCCTAGGGCCTGTCACTTATCACCACCAATGATGTTAGCGGTTAACTGTATTATTACAGGCTTGACCGCATCCGTTAGGGTGAAACGGAACACCTCAAATCTTGCTGCCCTACCATTGCGACGCCAGATGGCCCTGCGGCTGTACTCACCGATCTTGCCTATGCTGCGAGAAATAGGCCCGCTCCATGTCTTGCCGTCCTTGGACCGCTCAAGCGTGATCTGAGGATCTGCCACCGACTCATTGCCAACGCCTGACTCTACCGTGAGCTCTAAGCTTGGGAAAAACACTGACTGCATATTGTTTTGGAAAGGCTGAGTAGCAACCCTTCGAACGATTGTGTTTTCGTATTCGGTGTAGACGTTTTGATCAAACTGACCAATGCGGCCGTCAATGATGTCGCCGCAGAGAATATTGTTGTACGCCTTAACCACAGAGGACACCCTCAGGGCTCCTAGATTACCCTCTAAGAACGACTTGCGCTCATGCCATCTCTGAGATGTGGTGTCGTATACAAGCGTTGTAGCGGGCAGGGCGAAGCCTATAAAGTAGGCTCCCTTGCTGGCGTATGCCCATGAGTAAATGCTTGCAACCTGAGTATCTGACAGCTTTGATAAAAGAGAGTCAATTGCAGTCGTAGAGACTTTGACTGTACTGTTACCGTTAAGAGCCCAGATAGCCGGCCCCTCGTTCTCTCCGCCGCCAACCCACATAAAGGTATCTTGCGCGTTTACGAGAGAGTAGGGCGCGTAGCATCCTTTCTGGAGAAATAGTCCGGTCCGCTGAAAAGGAAAGTCAGCTCCGCCGATATTCTGGAAAGCTTCAAACGTCTGGCCGCCTGAGATGAATAGCTGATTCTTATAGACGACTGGAGCAACAATGTCATCGGGGTCTGACTCGGCTGTACCGAAGTCTAAAGCGTTATAGCTCAGGCCGTTATTAATGGAGCTTACTATGAACTTCTTAGAGTCTGTGGTGATTAAGAAGTAGCCATCAATAAACACAACGAACTGAGGGGCACCATTCGCTGTGAAGTCAGAATCTGTGATCTGGGCGAACGTGTCCGTAACGTGGTTATAGATATAACCGTTACCGTTAGGCACGAGCACCATTAGCTGCGTTCCGTTATCCGCCATAGAGACGCGAGCAACACCAGCAACGTCGCCGATAAAGGTCAGGCTGTAATCGTCGCCAGACTGATCTAGACGGTATAACCGCTCGCCGTTCACGAAGTACGGCTTGCCAGCCATCTCGTGTGCGCCACGGTTTACGTTATCAAGTATTCCCGACGAAGCCAGCTGAACAATGCCCTCAGTGCCAAATAGAGTTTCTTGAGACAAGCCAGTACCCTGAACAATGTTCGGATACCAGTTAGTACACTCTTGCGCTGCGATAGGTAAAGAGTCGCTGACATAGAATCCGTTCGCTATCGGTAACTGGGTTACTGGCATCTAAGATACTCCGAACAAGCAGTCCGTAACGGTTATATTGTTTGTGGTCGTAGCATTGGAAACAAAAACTTCAAGATAATCAGAGGTAGCCACGGAGACGTTATAAAACACTCCCACGTTTGCCGTATTGGATGCGGACACTAATCTGGATATTTTAGCGGCAGAAATAACAGTGCCATTTTTTGCCAAATGAACAGTTAGATCCTGATTTGTCCCAACCACATCCAAAGTCACAGAGGCCGTCAAATGAACTGTAGTGGTCGTTGAACCTGTATAGGTCAACTTGCCTGTCGTATCCACTGTGAAACTAGCAACAGATCCCGCTACAAATGTACCTGCTACTTTTACAGGAGTGCTTGTTGTAGAAATCGTTGTGGCAGTTGAGTTGCCGTGCATAGATACTTGAGCGTTTATCTCATCAGCAATAGACGTTATCTGAATGCCGTTAGTATTAACCGCCGTTACACTAATACCACTACCAGCGACAATGCTTGCAATTGTGGGAGATGCTGCGGTTGTGTTTAATAAGATCGGGAGGCCGTCAGCATTCGCCGTGAAGTTATGACTTAGCACAATACCATTCTGGGCAGAGACGTTAGCATTAACGCCTGAGCCGCTTTCAATGTTTCTGATCTTATGAACAGAACCATTAACCTCTAGGACCGGAGCGCCAGTTATTGCGCCAGTCTGAACGATTGAGCCAGTGACGCCAAGGTTGGCCACGAAGTTATCGTAGCTGATCTTGTAGTTAGTCCCGTTCACAACGTAATCAAGATAACCGCCAGCTTGGACGGTATCTTTAGCTATGAACTCGCTTTTCTTGCGACCATCGGCTCTAATTGTCATTGCGTGTTAAGCTCCAATCCAATTGCGCCAGTAGATTCGGCGAGTATCTCTGCTTCTTGTTCTGGGTAGAAATGACCAGAAATCCCGTAGCTGTCGTCTTCGTTCCCTGCACCGATAGGCAGTGTTGACGGTAATGAGGTTGGACCCATGCGGCCACCAATGGTACGCATAGTATTCATGCCCTCGCGGGCTGCTTTAACCAATCCCTCTGAAACCACGCCCCCGTAATCAGGGGAGACCTCTATCGCCATGTTAGCGATGATTCCGCGCAGCGCGCCGGTGGGTACAGTGATTTCATCTCCAAGGCTATCGACCTCGGTATAGCCAAGCGTGATGCCCTGAGCATCTAGCTGAGCCATGTAATTATTTAGAGCGAATATGTAATCTTGGTACTCATCAGGCTCGAGAGGAGACTCGGATGCTTGAACCAGAATTCGCTGAAGTGATGCTTTTGCGACCTGCGCGACAGTAGCCATTACTCGTACGTTGCTCCTTTGTTGCGCTTCTTAGCAGTTTTGGCTGCATCTTTAAACGCTTGAGCCGTGGGTGCGCCTGTTTCGCCAGCGCTACGCATTCTACCGCCTGACTTCTTTTTTGCAGCCCTGCGCTTGTGAATGTTTTCGTATAGTCCAGCCATTATTCGTACCTTGCTGATTTAGCGCCTTTACACTTCCAGCGCTTGCGACTTAGGTTATTTGGCGTATTAGGATCGTTCTGCTTCTTTTTAGGCAATCCTTTCTTGATACCTAATGATCGAGCACAATATGCGTCACCCTTCTTAGTTCCAGCGCGTACTCGTGAACCGCCACCCTTTGCCTCGCCAGCCTGCCCATAGGAGACTTTCTTGCCGGATGCGGTGACTTTTACTTTAGCTTTGCCTTTACTTGGTTTTGCCATAAAGAATCAGGGGGCCGAAGCCCCCATCCTCAGTCAGTCGCTAGACCCCAAAGCCTTTTCCGGCAAACAAGGGGTTAAATGTGGCGTACGCCGGCAAGAGATCG